ACCGCCTACAGTCGAAACAGCTTCCGGCATCACCTTAACTACGTCTTGAGCCATAACACCTACCTGTCTATCTCCACCCCAGATATAGTCAAATGCATAAACAGGGAAGCCCATAATGCTTGTACCAATCCTGTTTATGTTCTTCTTGAGGCGCTTGTCAGAAAAAGCAGTTATCCCAGCTGCACCAAGCCCTGCTAATCCGCCCCACATCGCATTCTGTTGAGCAACATCTGCGTTATAATTTGCCATATCATAAGCGCCCTGCTGCTGTGCTGCTCCAGCATAATTTGGGCCGCCAGTGAATTGCTGTTGACCATATGCTTGGAACTGAGGCATGCCAACTTGAGAGCCAGTTCTAAACGCGCTCATTTCATTGATTGGTGTCTGCCTTTGTAATAGCTGTTCCTGGATACCCTGTCCTCGACCCTGCAAGGCAGATGAATACCCCATTCCTGCCATTTGCTCAGCAGCAATCTCAGCCTGCTGCCTTGCATCAGTTTGCTGGCGGTCTAATCTGTCCATTTCTCTGGAATATGCCTCACTTCCAACAGGTATCCCTTGGGATACAAGGGTGGAACGTTTTGATTCTTCGTCTCGTGCTCTTTGGTCATTAATTCGCGCCATCATGGCATCTTTAACACCCTGACGATGCTCACCATATGTCGGCGCAGCGCCTTCGATAGAGAACGGCGTAGAAAAGATGTCAGACATCTGATTTACGCCTTGCTCACCAAGTTCAGCAAGTCCAGTCTGCATCCTTTGACTGGCTTCAAAGGCTTTTTGAGCTTCCGGGTTAAGCGCTGTTGTTGCTGTCCATTTATCAGGATCACTTACTGTTGTGAATGCCTCCCTTGTTGGTGCAACTGCAGGAGCTTGGGATTGAACTTGAGTTTGCTGTGGATCTAGATTACCCCAAGTTCTAGGCGCCCTATCATATGACACCGTTGGTGTAGTAAGCCCACGTTCATAAGCATTAAGTGCAGATTGATAGCCCGCTTCATCAAATGATTCTCCAGAACCTTGCTGCCAAGTTCTCGAGCCGTACGGCGTATACTCATCTGGGCGATTTGCTAGTGTCTGCAGCCTAGCCTTTTCAAGATCACCCGCTGCTGTTGCTTCTGCAGCACCTCTATAATCAGGCGGTGGTGGAGAGTTAGGTTTGCTCATTATGCGGCCTCTTCTTTACATTTGATCCATTTGCAATCATCTCTGTGCAACTCCAAAATAACCGTATCCACATTTTTCCTAGTCCCATCCTTTATCCTAGCTATTTCTCTAAAGCCTATTTTCTTATCGAATTTTAGTGCTTTTACATTCTCGCTACTGACAAATCCTATTGCTGTTTGCCTGTCGCCGACATTGAAAATATAATCGAATACTTCATATAGAAAGGTGTAATTCTTCAGTCCAAGCGGGTTATCTATGGCGATATGAACCTGAACACTTCCAGGTGTCCATAAATCCATCAAACAAATACAATATAACTCGCCTTTATCAGATATTGCTGATATTCCTTTTGAATCGCTTATCCTTAAGTGATTAATCTTTTTGACAATCCATTGAATATGCTCCTCAGTAGCAGGAACTATTCTCATAGAATTCCGCCTCTCTCATACACATAATCACATGAGACCCATTTAACAGTATAACTAGCTGTTTCAACTCTAATTCCGCCTGATGCACTATATCCAACATTATTGTTTGGTGATGACCATTGCCTTACTACTAACAAAGCGCCTGTCCATAATGCGCCATCCCAGATGGCCGTATCCCACAATGACGCTTCAGGTGCTGTATATGTGCCTGTTCCTGTTATTTCGTTATCTGTAAAATCTACATCCATCCCGACGCCATATGTAATACTCCCATTCACTCGGAAAAGGGGACGGAAAAAATTAAACCTCTTCTGTTGTGACGTATTACCAAAATAATTAAATGCTGCTTTCCCCAAAGCAACTATCTGATTCCCGCTATCACTCGTTCCAATCCAAGCTTTTGTTACACCTGCTTCAATCCCGAAATACAATTCTTTATTATATTCAACAAAGCATTCGCCATCCCAAGAGTCAAATTCACACCAGGATTTCGTGATAGTGTTCATCACATATTGCTTATGCTCACCACCTTCTGCTATCGGAATATTGAAGATTAAGGCTTCTTCAGCTGGATATAATGTCGCTTCCCAACCGAAATTATCACCATATGAAGCAGCGACTTCATTAAAGGCATCTTCGATTTTATTGGTTAGTGCAAATGTTGTGTCTACCTGAGCAGACTGCAACGCAGTTGATAATGGGAAGGCCCCATTTTGAATAATGGCAATCAAATCACCGCCAAACTTAACATGGCTCCTGCGCCCTAATGGTTTTCCAACAAAATAAACGCCTGTTAAGACCCATTGGGAAGCTGTAGAAGGATCAGTACCACGATATACAACAACCTCTCCCTCAGATGTCATACATACCAAGGCATCATCTGGGCCATCACCAGAGTCAAAAGACCATGTTGCTGTCCACATCAAATATCCGCCTTTCCTGCATAATGAGGAAAGATCGAATTCTATTAAATTACCGCCAGCCGCATTAGCCGATGGATACCAAAATGATAATGAGTCCTTTTCAACAAAGATAAGCCTGCCCTTATATTGACTCACATTGATTATATCTGTTGAGGGCAATCCTATTAGTGCAGGACTTGTTATTGCATCAACAGATAGCCATCCAGAGCCGTTGTAATATAAAGGTTTATCAACACCATTGACCATAATCAGCCAGTTGGCCGAGCCATCACCAAAATTGGTGTATTGGAACTCACCATCTGTCACAGTTGCTAATTCAGCTGCTGCTACACCTGGAGACGATACATCGTAAACATCAGTATCAGAGACGGCGAACATTTCACTGTTACCATCCAACTTGTTATAAACCGCTAATGTTTTTACAAGACCTGTGATATCTGAGGCATATTCTTCTCTACCTCCTCGCATTCTTACATCTGATGTAGTTGGAAACCAGTTAATGAGCTTTGTCGCATCAGTTGGCGGCATATTTGCCAGAGCATCCCTGGCATTCCAACCACCGACAGGTGCTGGCGTACTATAAACATCAACAGTTTGAGCCCTAGGCGCTTTTGTTCGTATTGCTTTTCTCACGGCAACGGCCAAAACCCTTGGTTAATTATGATTTTAGGAGATGATTGATGCTCCCTATTGTCTTGATGCAACACTTTCTGCAACCCCTGCCTTGATAGAGCATTTTCTACCATCTTTTCATATGTCCTGAAATCTTCGGCATATTCAAAGCCTTTTTCTTTTTTCCATCGCCATCTTAAGCCCATCTGGATAATAGGCTCAGGCAGATCTATGGTGTCAGTATCTCTTGTGAAATATTGCTGCCTACCACAGTTTATCCAGGCCCATGTAACATATTCAAAAGCCCATGTATTTCCAGCTACGGCATCAGGAGTGACTAGTAATTCACCGCCCCTGATTCTTGCCATATAGCGAGGGGCTGTATTCGCGAATCCCTTCTCAGCTTGCCAATCCGGGCCGTCAATAATCAATACCGGGAGATTTTCTGTTCTATCCCAAATTGTATCGTTTTTGATATACCTGAAGCATTCATCAGCTATGTCTGAAATGTACCCTTGAGACTCTCCAGCTACCGTTGTAAATACTGCCTCCCGAGTTAGTGCCTGCCAACTACCACGGCCAGATAAATCATTCCCCTCTTCTTCAAGGAGAGAATAAATCTGAGCAATCTGTGTATCTGTCGTATCAATAACCACTGTTGGTACTGTGATATTGGTTCTACGGCAAAACCTTTGAACGGTAGTTAGCAGGCTCATAGCTTATTCCTGTAGCTTTTTGAGGATAGTTTCTTGCTTCATCAGATGATGTGGTTTCTTACCGAATTTCTGGAAATACCTGTCAGCAAGACTCTCTGTGTCATACCTTGCTTCGGGATTTGGGATGGTTGTCTCTTTGAGGACGCCAGATTCAGGAGCAGGAATATCAGTTACCTCCCATGATGCCTTTTGATTGGTTTCATTATCCTGAGCATCCATACGAATTTCAAACCGTTTGATCTGATCCTGCAGAGATTGGATTGTCCCTTTTAGTTGGGCGTTTTCTTTCTCTAGCGATGCAACCTGCATTGTGAGCGGGCCATGATCCTTAGCTGCCTGAATCCAAGCACGGGCCTTGTTCTTTAGATCATTGGCTCCCATCCCCAAACGACGCATAGCTTCATCATTAGCCTGTGCAAGATCTTCAACAGACCTACACCCCGCATTCAGAAGATTATTGCGTTGTGCTGGCGAAATAGAACTCCAGTCCTTTATAGGTGTTCCATCTACTGGAGGATCTTGTCCATCCTGCCAACGCCTGTAAGACTCTTTCCACAAGTCTAGATGTTTTTGAGGGATACGGCCTGCACGCACATTCTTCTCAACTGACACGAACCATGCCGCTACTTTTTTCTCTACAACATCCTTTGAATATGGCGGAGTAATTAGCGCGTAATCTTCGTCTTTTGATACATGATGTCCCTCAGATAGTGTCCTCTCAC